TAGTTAAAGTTTTAACAGTTTCGGTTCCTGTACTATTAACTCTAATAATTACGATTAAGTCTGAGTCTGCAAATATTTTATACCCATATGCAAATTGGGTTGTACTCCCATTACCAGAGTAGGAATTCTTTACTGTAGTTGAAGATACTGTCATGTTACTCTCTCTATATTAAATTATCTTTCCTTTGTCTATGGTTTAAAATAATAAGTTTGACCTCTGTTTTCTTCATTTCTTTTTTTCATTCTGTTAAAGAATCCAGGGTCTAAATATTCTTTAATTTGATAACCAATAAGGTAATCATAAGCTGCTTTAGTGTAATATAAGTTTATAAATGGCGTATGACCTTCTGCTAACTGTAAAAACTTTTTACCTGCTTTTTTTGGCTCATTCATATTTCTTACTACATCTATAAGTTTTTTAATATCTCCTGCAGTTGGTCCAGCAGCAGTTTCAAGAATTCCATTACCATATTGATTTTGAACTTCACTCATTAAAAAGTCTCCATAAATACCACCTCCACCACCTTGTACAAATGCTTGCATTATAACTGATGATTTTTTAGGATCTCTTGGTGATCTACCAGATAACATATCTTTAACAGATAAAACAATATAACCAAAAATAGTACCCAACATTAATGTAGAAGCTAACATACTAGCACCTATTAATTTACTTTCGTCTGGTCCATAAGAATCCATTTCTCTTCGTAAAATTTTTTTGTATAAAGAAACTGAAAAGTTTTTATATTGCATTACAAATCTATTAACTTCACCCATAGCAGTTCCTCTAACTGTACCCATTCTTGTTATTGATCTAATTTGTGTATCTGGTTCTGGTGTTCCATGTGTGCCTTGATCGTTTAAAACATTTTTCCAAGTTAATTGTAAATCTTTTTTAAAATTTCTAATTTCTCTTGCACTTAACTTTCTACCTAAATATTTATTAATAACATCATCAGATATATCATCTACAGCTTCTGCTGTTAAATATCTTTTGTTATCAACTGCTAAAGTTTTTATAGAACGCAACATATTCCATTTGCCTTCGTCTATTCCATAAAGTGTTAAAAAATTTCTTTCTCTTTTTTCTAAATCTAAAAATTTAGTTTCACTTAATGATCCATAAAATTTTGATACACCAAGTGCCATAGAACTTTTTAAACTTGCAACCCATCCATTTAATCCATTCCATTTAAAAAATTTATTTCTTAAATTATTTATTGCACCAGTTCCATCAGCACCATCCGCATATACATTTCCTCTATTTGAAACTACAACAGAATTACTAATAACTTCTAATGCTTCCATAGCAGCTTTATTATTTCCACCAAGTAATCCATTTATTGCTTCAAATAAACCAGTTAATAATCCTCTTCCTTGAAAATTAGTAGTGGTCATATATGGTCCTAAATCTGCAAAAGACGTTATTACAGTTCCACCCAATCTAGCCATGTCTCCTGTACTTCTTACTACTTCACCTATTTTTGCTAAAATTTGACTACCAGCAATATTTGCACTTCCATCAATTTCTGCAAAAGATCCTTTAAAATTTTCAAAATTTAAATCTCTAACAATTTCATAATCTGAACTTTTATATTTTTTTTTTAATAAAGCTAAAATTTTATTAAATGTATCTTGAGGATTTGTTCCTAATTCTTGCATCATAACAATATTTTTTGCACTACTTGTTAAAACATTAAAAACACTTGTTTGTAAAGAGGGTTCTCCAAATTTAATATTGTATTCTTGTCTAGCTTGTAAATCTTTAAAATGTAAAACTCTTGAAGAGTTTAAACGATTAGTTACATTTTTTGTTCCATAAATACTATTTGTACCACCATATTTTAAATGATCTCCTGTCATTAAACTATCATAAATACTGCTTAAAATTTTATTAATTTCTATTGGATCATTAACATCTGGAAAAGTTCTTTTTAAATTTAATTTTGTTTGTATGTACTCTACCCAAGCTAATCTATTATCATCAAGCAATCTTGAACCTTTACTAGCAGCTGCCATTTTTTCTGTATTATGTGTTGTTCTAGTTATCCAATCATCTAACTCTCCTATGTTTGCTCCCAAATCATTCAATCTTAATCTCCAACTATTTTGAGATTGTTTTAAAATTCTAGCAATATCTTTAGCACCTTTTACGCCTGTAGGCTCACCAATCATTTCTCTCATAATTTCTAAGTCAATTCTACCTTCGCTAAAATCATTCCAAGCATCTTTTCCTAAACTTCTAATAGCATTAACAAGTTTTCTAATTTCATCGTTTTCCAAAGTAGCTTGTTTTAAACCAATAGAATCTCTGGTAATTTTAGAAAATTTTTGCATACCAACTAAATATCCACGAACTGCTTCTATAGGATTAATTTTTCCATTAGATGTATCTACAGCATCTATTATTTTTTCATATCTTTCTAATGCTTTCATATTGCTTTCTGCTAAATTTCTTTTTTTTAAAACTTGATCGTATTCAAATTTATCTATGATTTCTTGTGCTAAAATTTTTTCTGATTTAACTTCTGCTCCTTGAAATTTATTTTCATTAATTTTTATTTTAGCTTCATCTAATAATAAATTAATTTTTTCATCAGATAATAAATTACCAGTTAATCTTTTAACTTCTTGAAAACATTTGGATAATGATTTTATAGTTGCCATTAACTATTCCTTTTTGTGCAATTAGTTCCAGCTTCTATAGCTTGTCTAATTTTAGTTTTATTTTTTATAGAATCATCAATTTCTTTTATTGCATTTCTTTCTTGAATCATGGGTTCAATTAAATCTTCATCTTTAATATTTAATTGTTTTTGATGTAATATAGTTCTTTGTTGCATATTTTCTGCTTCTAACTCTAACTCTGATTGATTTTTATCTTTAATTATTTTTTGTTCTTCTGTTAATGGTTTTAAATTTCGGTTGTTCATGTTAGATTGTTCTTGTATTTTTATTCTGTCATTTTCTGCTCTTTTAGCTTCAACTATATCTCTTTGTGTTTTTTGCAAATTTCTAATATTTTTTAAATAAATTTTAGCTGATGATCTGTCTCCATTTTTTATTGAATTGTTATACAAAGTATCAAACTCTTTAATTTGATCGTCTAATTTATTTAATTGTGCATCTCCTACTCTTGTTTTTTCAGATACAAGGTTTCCAGTATCTACTGGTTCTCCTTTTAAAACTCTACCAACAGAATAATCTAATAATTGTCTTTGATTTTCTGGAGAGATCGCCGCTAACCTTTGATAAATATTTGGCTTACCTCTTACTTCTGCAATATAATCTCCTAGTCTGCCAAAACCAACATGAGCTGCAGTACCAATTAAACCACCAACAGCTATGTTAGCAATAGCATTGTAAGCAGTATAATCAGCTTGTTCTGATTTTGCTACACCATAAACAATAGGCTCAACAGCTATATTACCAATTACACCTTCGACAGCACCTTTTTTCATTCTAGCTATATTTTTACCAGAACGAGCAACCATAGAAGCAAATTTAGCTTGACCAACAATAGGTACAAAAGATGCACCAATATTTATAGGATCTAAAAAACTTGTACCAAGAGATTCTAAAAAGAAAAAACCTTTTGCCATTTTACTATCTGGTCCTCTAGCTATAATACTTGCTCTTGAATTTTCTAATTTTTTTCTTTCAACTATATAATCAACAACACCTTCTCTTGTATCTTCTGTAAAATTTAAACCTAGTCCAGCATATTGTTTATTTAGTTCATCTTTATTTAAATAAATATTACTAGATTGATATGCTTTTGTTTGATCGTATGCTCTTAATGTAGAAGCAAATGGATTTAAATTCCATGTGTTCATAAAGTTAGCATGAGCAGCATCTAAAAAGCTAGTTCTACTTTGATTATATAAAGAACCTATTTCTTCTTTTGATTTTTTAAATGTACCTAACCCAAGATTAATCATTTTTTAATTTTGTTTCTTTGCATTATTAATAGTTTCATCAATTAAAAATTCATTATATTGAAAATAATCATCAGAAGGTGGATCTGGTATAAGTGGTAATTCATCACCAGTTACAGGATATACAGAAACTGTATCTTTAATTGTAGGGTCTTGATTAGGTAATTTTGTAAAATAAAATTCTATTCTTTGACCATCAGCATTTATTACAGGTTGCGATCCAGCTGCACCAAAATCAGCATATAAAACCAGACCTGTCATATCACTATTATTTAACCATTTAGAATAATTACGAATAGTAAATCCTACTCTTTTTTTAACATCTTCTTCACTTATGCTCATTTGTTCAAATCCCATTGAGGGAGGTAGTTGCATAGCTATATTTAAAGATGAAGCATAGTGCATATATCCTTTTTCTCCCATAAAACGATCTAAATAATTTTCTGGAGAAGTATCTTTTACACCAATTAAAATTGCTTCAGCTTTATTTTGAGCAGCTGCCACAGGTATATCTATTTTATTTAATTTTTTTGGCACTAATGCTGTTAAGTCATTATTAATAACATAATCGTTTAAAAAATCATTAGTTGCTGATTCTACAGCATCTTCTACACTTACATTTTTATCTGTTCTTACTAAAGAAACTTTTAATAAGGCTTCATTAATTCTTAACATTTTAGCAGCTATAGACTCTGAACCTTCTCCTTGAGAATCAAGTACCTGTCCAAAATCTTCTGTTCCTTTAAAAATTAATTTTTTTACAGCATCAACATCTATGTCTTTTTGAGCAGCAAGTGTTTTTAAATCTTTTAAAGTGCTACTATTAAATAAATCTTTAGCTAATTCAGAACTATCTGTAGAAATAGCCATTAATATAACTTCAGATGCTTTTTCATCTTGTAAATGATTAACAATCATTCCCATATTTTCATCACCATAAGTTATTTTTAATTGTTCTATTAATTTTAATTTATCTTCTGATGTAATAGATGTGTCTAAAAAATTATTTTTAATATTATTAACTTCTTGTTTAGTTAATATTTTTAATTCAGCTAAATCAACTCCTCGTTTTTTTTGATCTTCTATCAATGCATCAGTTAATATTTTTCTATTAGATAATTTAACTTCTGGATTAGTTTCTGTTTCATAATTATTAACTAATTCTGTTATCTCTTGACTTGTTTCTATTTGAAATTTAACAGGATCATTTTTCATTTGTTTTTCTGCATTATCTCTAGCATTAATTAAACCTTGTTTTAATTTAGCTTGTGTTATACGATCTGCTGATCCTACATATAAATCTGTATTATAATTTTTACTTTCAATAAGTTCATTTGCTTCATCTAAAGGTAATGTATTAATTAATCTTACATCTTCAGCATTAATTTTAGCTAAATCATAAGTTGTTTTTAATTCATTGTATTCTTGTATTGGTAAAATTTTCTTTGCAAAATCAAAATCAAAAGGTTGTTCTGTACCTTTATCTTGTAAAGAAAAAACAACATTAGCAAATTCTTTTCTTAATGGTTGAGCCATCATAGTTTCAACTTTATTAATTAATTTAGTTCTTTGTTCAACTTTTAAGTCTGGATAAACTGAACTATTTTCTCCTTTTTCAAGTTCTGTATAAGCAAAACTAGGATTATCATAAATATCTTTGTTTGCTTGAAATCCCTGCACAAGAGAAGGAATATTATTAATCATTTGATTTAAATTTGGAGCAGGTATTTTACCAGAAAAAGCATCTGTATATAATTTTGTTAAGTTTGTTTGGAGACTAGCATAATCAAAATCATTTACATTTCCAAGCATACCAAATTCATCTACAACATTTGCATCTCTATTGTTAAAAAGAGCTTGAGTTATTAAAGAAGTTTCTGCTTGTTCTACTTGGTTTGTTAAATCTTTAAAAACATTTTTATCTACTATATTGTCAATTCTAAAAATTCCTCTATTTACTGCACTTAAAGCATTGTTTGTAAATAAAGTTGCAGTAGCATTATTAGAAGATTGTGATTTAAATTGATTAATAAAATTATTTGTTTGTTCTTTATAATAAGCGTTAGCAGATTGCTTATTAACTCCTAAACCAGTATTATCATTAGCAATAGTATCTTCGAGAGTATTTAATTTTCTAGTAAACTCATTTCCTAATCTTAATGCTTCAGTTCTGTTTTGAGTATCGTTTTCTTTTATTTTTTGATTAACAATAGTTTTTGTAATAGGTGATAATGCACTAGCAAGTGTATTGTTTAAATTCATCTGAATATTAGATGTAGTACCTGCTAATTGAGTTATTGATCCTTGTGCTTTAAATGTAGGTATTTTTGGCATTACATTATATCTCCTGGATCTCTACCATATCCACTTTGACCAAAACCAGTATAATTTTTACTATACGATTGTCCACCACCAAAATTACCCATTGATAGTAAACTTGTTCCTGTACTAGCAATAGTTCCTATTTGTGCAAGTCTAGCTTCTTGTCTAGCCATTGAACCTTTTATTCTTGCAAAATTTGCTTCTTCTTGTTTATTGTTTGCAGCAACTTTTGAATTATATTTAATTAAATTTTCTTGTAATTTTGCTTCATAAGCATTTGAAAGTTTTATATTATAACCACTACCTGTTCTAGTTTCTACACCAGATTTGGCAAGTGCAACAACACTTGTTCCTGTCATTCTATAAAAATCTTTTCTAAATTGTGCAATATCAAATTCTGCTTTTTGTTCTATTTGTTCTTTTTGAACCTCAAGAACTTCAGCATTACGATTAGCAACCGATTCATTAAATTTACCAATAGCACCTTGTTGTTGATATTGTGCTACACCTAATGCACCTACTACTGCTGCTTGCCATCCCATTAGAATAACCTCGCATACATATATTGGTCTGAACCATCAAAACCCCATTTTCTCATCAAACCTTCTTTTTCTAAACCTAACCACTCTGCAAATCTTTGACCTTCTTTAAAATCTTTTCTAATTGCAGATTGAACTCTAGTAATATTATTTTCTTTAGCAACTCTTGCAA